ATCAACTTTATCTCAAAAAGAATTAGCAAAAACATTAGAAAATGATTCAGATTTAGCTGCAACTATGGCTGCTGCTGATTTAATTACAAAATTAATAAACGCAAAAAGCATAAATATTTAATATGGCACAATTAGGTTTTAAGTTAGATGTAAGCACTTCAGCACAAGATAATGGTTATGATAGATATTCTAAAAGTTTAACAGAAACATTGGGTGCTATTGCTTCAGATAACTGGGAATACAATCCTTTAGAAGCAACAAAAACACATAGGTCTTTAAATGTTGCTGAAAGAGAATCTATGAGAGAAAATGAATCTCGTATTAACAGACAAGAATTAAATAAAGAATATTCTGATTTAGGATTATATTTTAAAGAAGATGAATATCAATCAGTTGTTGATATTATGGTAGAAAAAAAAGAAGAAGAAAGAGCAAGACAAAGTGTTATTAGTAGAGGTCCAGCAGGTTCTTGGAATCCTTTTTCTAGTGGATTTTATGTTGGTGCTGCAAAATTTGGTACTGGTTTAGCTGTAAGTATGCTTGACCCTATTAACATTGCGGCTTCTTTTGTTCCTGTATTTAGAGAAGCAAGATTTGCGGCTTTAGCTGCTAGAACAAGTTTGAGAACTGCAAGACTAACAAGAGGTGTTGTAGAAGGTGCAGTTGGTGCAGCTTTAGTTGAGCCATTAGTTTATAGTGCTGCTAAAAGAGTACAGGCAGATTATGGTGCAGTAGATAGTTTACTTAACATTACTTTTGGATCAATACTTGGTGGTGGACTTCATGTTGGTGTTGGTAAATTAAGAGATATTAAAACTGCTCGTAAATTTAAAAAATTTAGAGAAGATGTAAAAAGAGTAAGAGAAGAATCTGGAATAAAATCAGACGAAGCAGAACCAGAATTAAATTTATTTAAAGAATATTATCCAGAAAATGGTGATTTAATGATGAAGTTAGAAAAAACTGATCCAAGAACTAGAAAATTATTATTAGAAAAATCTTTAGGAGACTTATTAATGGATGAACCTGTGGATGTAGGTCCAGTTGTAAATGCTGATCCAATTTTAAGAACTGCAGAAAATAGTTCACCAACATTAGAAACAAGCACTAGACCCAAAACAAAAGCAGATGATGTAGAATTAAAAACTTTAGAAGAAAATGTTGTTGCAAAAAATGATGCAGAAACTGATGTTGAGATAGAAACATTAAATTTTCAATTAGAAACTATTAGAAATAATCAAAAAGATGCAAACTTTAAATTTCAAGATGGTGCTGAAGATTCATCATTAAAAACAGCAACAGAAGAGTTAGACGAACTTAATACAAAGAAAAAAGAATTAGATGAAGTAGTTGCAGATTTTATTAATTGTTCTAATGGGAGAAGCTAATGGCTAAAAATAGTTGCGTAGTAAGAGTAGAAAATTTATTAAAAAAATCTTCTATTGCAGGTACTAAAAAAGAAGAAATAATAAATTTAATTAAACAATCATTAGCAGAAAAACAATTAAGTAATATTGATGAAATTAGTGTTGATAAAATTTCTAAAGAAATATCAGAACAAATTAAATTACAAAAAAAAATTAATAAAAGAAATGCTATAGAAAATGAAGTTAAGGTTAGAAAATTAACAGAATTAGTTTTAACTGAATTTCCAGATAATCCATTGGAAGGTTTAACTGCAATACTTGTGGGATCAAACGAAAGAGTAACAGCTTCAAGATCATCAGCAGCTGTACAACAAAACGCAACTGTTAATCAATTAATTGTTGGATTTAATGCAAAATTAAGAGCTGCAAAAGTAGATAAACTTTTTGAAAAAGGTTTAGATAATATGACAGAAGCTGAAGTACAAAGAAGAGTTACAAGAACTATGTTTGAATTAGGTCAAGAACCTGTTGGTGGAGACAAACCTAAAATAACAGAAACTAATCAAGATATTATAAAATTAGCAGAAGTTATGGAAAGTTATTCTGAAATGATTAGACAAAAATTAAATGATAGAGGAGCTAACATTTCAAAAATTTGGGGATATATTGTAAAGCAATCACATGATCCATCAAGTATTAGAAATGCTGCAGCTATCTTAGGTATAACAGATATAAAAACTGATCCATCTTTAACTTTAAAAAAAGATATAAATTACAATAAAAATTTTCAAGCATGGAAAAATTATGTAATGAAAAAATTAGATTCTGATAGAACATTTGCAAACACAGATGATGTTGATGAATTTATGCAAGAAGTTTATAATTCTTTAGTAGGTAATAAATATTTAATTGCAGATGGTGTTGCTAATACTTATGGAACAAGATCATCACAAGATGTAGCAAAAGGTTCTAAATTTAAAAGAGTATTACATTTTAAAACTGCAGATGATTGGTTTGATTATAATGATAAATTTGGAGTAGGTAATTTAAAAGAATCATTTTTTTCTGGACTACAAACTGCTGGAAGAAATCTTGGAATAATAGATAGTTTAGGTACAAAACCTAAAGAAAACTTTGAAAAAATTAGATATGCAGTTCATGATAGATTAAAAAAATCTGGCAAAGATGTACAAGATATAAAAAATTTTAATAAATTTGACAAATATATGAAGGTTATAGATGGTTCTATTTATACTGTAGAAAATTTTGCAGTTGCTAGATATTCAGCAATAGCAAGAACTTTAGCATCTATGGCAAAACTAGGTGGAGCAACAATATCAGCTTTAGCTGATGTAGGTATTTATGGTTCAGAAGTTAGGTATCAAGGTAGATCATTTGTAGGTGGAATGTTTGAAGCATTATCTAGTTTGGCAAGAATAAAAAATACAAAGAAAAAAAAAGAAATAGCTGAAATGTTAGGTTTTATGAATGACAATACAATTTATGATATGTCTGCAAGACATCAAGTTGGTGATAATTTAAATAAAGGTTGGACAAAAGCTCAAAGAACATTTTTTAAATTAAATTTACTTTCTTGGTGGACTAATAGTTTAAAAGAAGGAGCAATGTTAGGTTTGGCAAATTATTTTGCTAGAAATAAAAATTTAGAATTTGGAAAATTAAATAATCAATTACAAGAATTATTTACTATGTACGATATTAATCCTACAAAATGGGATATAATTAGAAAAACTGCAATGGAAAAAGCTGATGATGGTAAAGAATTTATTAACATTGGTTTACTAGATCAAATGTCTGATGCTGATATAAAAAAAGTAACAGGCTTAGATAAAATGACAGATAGACAAATAAGAATTGAAAAAGAAAAATTTAAAGCATCTGTATCTGGAATGTTATTAGATAGATCAATCTTTTCAGTTATTGAACCGGATGCTAGAGTAAAAGGTTTTATGACACAAGGTAAATTAGCAGGAACTGGTTTTGGTGAAGCAATAAGATTTTTTGGTCAATTTAAAGCATTTCCTATTTCTATTGTACAAAAAGTTTTAGGTAGAGAAATGGATTATTTTAAAGGTAGAAAACAAGGAGACATAGGTAGAGGTATAAGAGGTATGGGAGCTTTAATGGTAACTTCTGGAATCTTAGGATATATGTCAATGACTATAAAAGATTTATTAAAAGGAAGATCACCAAGAGAATTGATAGATGAAGATGGAAGCATTAATGGTAAAACAATGATGGCTGCATTTTTACAAGGTGGTGGATTAGGTATTTATGGTGATGTTTTATTTAAAGAAGCTAGAGACAGTTCATCTATTGTAGCTGGATTTGCTGGACCTGTTACATTAACAGCAGCAGATGTTTTAATGGCATTAAATCATGGTATGCACTTAGAAGGTGGCAAGGCTGGAAAAGCTGCTTATAAAGCTGTAACTTCAATGATTCCTTTTTTAAATTTATTTTATATAAAGAGTGCATTTGACCACTTAATAGGGTATCAGATATTGGAAACTATAAATCCGGGTATTTTAGAAAGAGTTGAAAATAGAATGGAAAAAGATTATAATCAACATTTCTTATTTACAAAACCCTCAACAACGTTTAAAGGTTTTTAAGACATGACAGTATCTACAACTATTATTAAAAATTTCCACAATGGTAATGCAAGTACAACTAACTTTGCCTATCAATTTAGAATTTTAGAGGACACCGATCTTTTAGTTATTATCCGTACAAACTCCACAGGAGCTGAAACAACTAAAACATTATCAACACATTATACAGTAGCCGGAGCAGGAGATGCGTCTGGTGGAAGTATAACATTTACTTCTGGAAATATTCCTGCAAGTGGTGAAACAGTTGTAATCAGACGGAATGTCCCGCAAACTCAAGCAATAGATTATATTGCTAATGATCCATTCCCTGCGGA